GTGCCCGCCCGATTTGCCCTGCGCGTAGGTGATCAGGTCGCGGGCGATGTCCAGCTGGTCCTCACCGGTGGCAACGAGGCTGTCGACGATCTGCCGGTGATCCCGGAAGTACGACTCCGCGCCGGCCGCCTGGATCTGTACAGACGCGGACCCGCGGTCGCTGGAGACCTGTACGTCCGTCCACTGGATGCCCGACCACACCACGGCGGCGCCGCGGGTGAGCCACAGCGCGGTACGGCCCGGGATCAGCGCGTCCTGCACTCGGCGGGCCATCGCCGCGTCCGGCACCGGAATGGTGCCGGAGAGCGTGCCGGTCTTGCCGATGTAGTCGTCGCAGCTCACCTGCGTGATCGGCAGGCGGTCCATGAGGGTGTCCGACCGCAGGTCGCACACCAGCAGCTCGTACGGGGGGGCCACGACACCATCCCCTCAGCCGAGCAGCGGCGTCGCGCGGATCGACCGGTAGGACCACTGGCCGGTGCCGCCGGTGACCCGGTGCATCAGCGTGATTGTCAGCGTCTCGCCCGGGTTCGCCGAGGGCTGGTAGGTGGGGATGGTGCCGGTCGCGGCGGTGGCCCCGGCCGAGGTGAAGTTGGCGGTGACGGTGGCCTTGGTGTCGGTCGGTGAGCGGAGCGTGCCCGAGACGCTCCCGACCACCTGCACGTCTGAGTAGGACTGGGCCGTCCCGTTGTTGTAGTGGTTGACGTACACGTCGATCGCGACGCGGCCCGAGGGCGGGACGACGATCGTCGCTGCGAGGGTGGACACCGCGGTGTACGAGGTGCTGGTCGTGGTCCGGCTGGTGAGGTCCTCGACGTACGCGCTGGCCATGCTGGTCGCCTTGTAGCTGACCGCGGTCATGCTGTCGTCGGTCCGCAGCACGTTCGCGCTGTCGCGGTACAGGTTGACGTCGGTGCCGATGACGAGCTGGCCGGACGTGCCGAGGTAGAGCCGGGACTCCCAGGCGCTGCCGGTGTAGCGCTCCAGGATGCCGGAGGCGCCGCCGCCGTCGCGGTACTGCCCGGCATACGCGCCGGCCACCGAGCTGCCGCCGGGGTTGATACCGCCGGCCGCGACCGTGTACTGGCGCCGGTCGGTCAGCGCGGTGCCCCAGTTGATGGGCGAGCCCGCAGAGGCGCCGGCCGGGACGGCGATGTCCCAGAGCTTGAGGTAGGCGGTGCCGGTCGCGGGCGCGGTCGGGGCCGTCGGGGACGCGGCCGCGGTGCCCTGGGTGTAGACGATCGCCGCGAGGGTCTGGCCGGAGGTGTCGTACAGCTGGTCATACGCCACCAGGAAGACGCTGTCGACGCGCGGCAGCGAGGCGTGGCCGTTGGCGACGGTGAACGACTCGGCGGCCGTCACCGCGATCGGGTAGGCGCCCTGCGCGGACGTGCCCTGGACGACGGCCCGGCCCACCGCGATGGTGCCGGTCATGCCGGTGCCGGTCAGGTTGAGGCCGGTGCCGCCGGGCATGACGCCGCTGCGGGTGGTCATCGCATCGACCGGGGTCATCGTGCCGATCGGCACGAGGCGGGTGTCCTGCCGGGTCTGCCCGGGATTCTGCGCGGGGTTGTTGTAGTGCCAGGCGGAGCGCACGGTCATGGGGTGGTCCTCCTGGTCACCAGTAGGCGGAGCGCCAGCGCACGGTGCAGCTGGCGGCGGGGTCGACGGAGCCGGGGGCAGCGCGGAACGACAGCGTCGTGGTCGAGGCCGGCGGCAGCGTGAACGCCCCCTCGGGGGCGGAGCGGAGGCTGGCCGTGCCGATGCGGGACTGGCCGCCCAGGGTGACCGTGCCCGCCCACGTGTCCACGATCAGCACGTCCGACGCGGCGAGGGTGATCTGGTACTCCAGCACCAGGCCGGTGCCGGACATCGTGAGCGCCGGCGAGTCCACCGGCCCGCGGAACTCGATCACCGGATGCACCGGGGCATCACCGGAGTTGACGGCGAGGATGTCCCCGGTCGACCCGGGCGTCCCCCAGGACAGACCCGCCTCGGGCGAGCCCCACACCAGGCCGGACTCCGGACTGCCCCACACCAGGCCGGACTCCGGCGCGGGCAGGGCAGTGGTGCCGACCCGCTCCGTCACCTCGTACCGACGCGGGTCGGTGCACACGACCTGTAGGGACGCGCCCTTGATCAGCCCGTTGCGCGTTGCGACGCTCGGCGGGACCAGACGCCGCACCACCCGTCCCCAGGCAACGAGGGGCATGTCGTCGAGCTGGACCACCAGCGGCAGCTCGGCGTCGCTGTCGGTCGGGGTCTGCGCGGCAAGGGCCCGGGTTGCCGCGGACGCCTGGCCCGGTTCGCACCGCCCGATCAGGTTGATCGTCACGGTGCGGACCTGACTGAGGAGCCGGCCCGGACTGCCTCCGTGCTGCTGGCCGCGGAGCACTGTGCCGGAGTCGACCGGCGTGGTTTCCTCCCAGCCCTGGATGGGCTCGTCGGCGGCCATGCTCCACCCCGAGCCGGGTCCGAGCAGCATGCTGCCGTATTGCAGGTGCCCGGGCTGGGAGCCGAGCCAGGTGACTGACGGCACGTGCTCACCCCCTGCCCTTGGACAGCCACAGCAGTTCCTCGGCGGTGGCCGCGGCTGACCCGCTGTCGGACTCGTAGTAGTTCTGGATGTGGAACCCGCCGCCGGACCCGCCCCAGCCGCCGCCAGCGGGCGCGGAAGCGGCGCCGGCCAGCACCGGGACCGGGGGCGGCTGGACGAGGGAGCGCATGGTGGCGTCGAGCGCCGGGGAGCCCTGCTCGATGCCCTCGACGATGCCGGCGGGGATCCACCGGCCGATCTGATCGCGCATGACCCGCGAGGGGCTGTGGATGCCGAGTGCCGAGGCGATCGGTCCGGGGATCATGTCCTTCGCGAACGAGGTCAGCCGGTCCTTCAGCCAGCCGCCCATTGAGGTGACGCCGCTCATCAGGCCGGTGATCAGGTCGCGGCCTTTGCTGACGAGGAGCCCGCCGAGGTTGCCGAGGGCGTCGCCGATCATGCCCGGGACGCCCTTGATCCACGCGACCAGCTCGCCGAACTTCTGCACGGCCGTCGACTTGATGCTGTCCCAGTGGCTGATCAGCAGGCCGATCGGGGTGAAGTTCAGGAACGCGTTGTAGATCCAGCCCGGGATCTGCTTGACGAAGTCGAGGACGGCGTTCCAGCCGGCAACGGCGCCGTCCTTGATCGACTGCCAGTGCTTGATCAGCAAGCCGACCAGGGTGAAGTTCATGAACAGGTCGACGAGCCAGCCGGCGATCTGCTTGATCCAGTTCCAGATCCAGTTCCACGCCGTGACGGTGGCGTCCTTAATCGTGTCCCAGTTCGCGATGATGAGCGCTACCAGGGCGATCACGGCGGCGGTGATCCAGCCGACCGGGCCCATCGCCAGCACCCAGGCAGCCGCCATCTGCGCGGCACGGATCATGGACTGGACGCCCATCAGAACCCATCCCGCCACGACCTCCGCCGCGGCGGCGGCCTGCAGTGCCATGCCCCACACGGCGCGGGCACCGGTGGCGACCCATGCGGCGACCTGCTGGGCGCCGGACGCGACGGCGGACGCCCCGGAGGCGATCCAGCCGGCGACGGTCTGGTAGCTGGCGGCCACTGACAATGCGGCGTTGGTGACGGCGGACCCGCCCGAGGCCACCCACGCGGCAACCTGCCGAGCAGCGGACACGGTGGCGGCTATCCCCGCCTGGGCGTAGCCGACCGCCGTGGTGATCAGGACCGGCAGCAGCAGCGTGCCGATCACCCCCGCGACCACGGCGACTGCGGTGCGGTTGTCGTTCAGCCAGCGGGTGGTGTCGATCACCGCCGGGATCAAGGTGTCGACCAGGAAGCCGGCGACGGCGCCGATGGCGGGGACCAGGGTCTCGCCCAGCCAGACCGCCAGCACGCCCGCGGCCGGGGCCACGTCGTCTCGAAGGACCCGGCCCGCGGTCTGCGCGGCCGGCATCAGGTCGTCGCGGACGAACCGGCCTGCCGCGGCGGCGGCCGGTCCGAGGTGGTCCGCGATCCAGGTAGCCCCGGTGCTGACCGCGGGGACGAGGTCAGAGGCGACGCCCCGCGCGAAGTCGGTGACGGCGGGCAGGGCGTCGTTGCGTGCCCACTGCGCCGCCTGGCCCAGTGCGGGGCCGAACCGGTCGGCGAGGGCGCCGCCGGCGCGCTCCAGCAGGGGCAGCATGGTGCCGCCGACGACCTGGGTGAGTCCCTGCTCGATGCCGCGCTGGAACTGCTCGATGCGGGTGGAGGCGTTGTCGCGCAGGGAGTCGCCCATGCGTCCGGCGGCGCCGCCGACCTCGCCGAGCGCGGCCGTGGCCGACGACGGGTCGAGGCTGTAGAGAGCTTTCTGGACGTCTTCCGACTTCGTGCCGAACAGGGTGAGCGCGACGCTCTGGCGCTCGACCGGGTCCTTCATCGCGCGGAGCCGGTCGAGGAGGGTGTCCAGGCCCTGGGCGGCGGCCGGCCCGCCCTGAACGAACGCCTTCTGCATGGCCGAGCCGGACAGGCCGATCTTGGCGAACGCCTCATTCACGGCGTCGCCGCCACCCTGCGTGATGAGCGTCAGTTCCTTGAGGCTGTCCGCCACCACGTCCGTGTCGCGGGCGCCGGCGGCCATGCCTTGGGCGAGCAGGCCAGTGGCCTGCGTGGCCGACAGGCCCAGCTGCCGGAAGATCGTGCTGTACTCGTTGAAGGTGTCGCCGAGGTCGTCCGCTCGCGGGCCCATGACCTGGAGGCCGCGGGTCATGACGTCAATGGCCTCGGCGCCGTCCTTCGCCAGCCCGGTCTTGATCATCTGCCCGGCGGCGTTCGCGGCCTGGCCGAGGTCGAGTTCGAAGGTGTCGGCGAGGTCGTGGACCCTGGTCGCGATCTGCTCGATCTGAGCGGTCGTCGCGCCGGGCGGCACCAGGCCGGAAGACATCGTCGCCCGCACCGCCGCGGCCGCCGACTCAACGTCCTCGGTGACCGCGCCCGCGTACAGCTTCCCCGCGATCTGGCCGTACTGGCGGGCCAGTTCGGGGGTCGCGCCGAGCTGGGCGCCGAGCTTCCCGGCGACCTGCTCCTGCTCCATCGCACCGGTGACGCCCTTGACCAGGGCCGCGCCAGCCGCGAGTCCGGCCGCGCCCGCGGCCAGGGCCACGCCCTTGAGGGCGGTTCCGATGCGGCTGCTGGCCTTCTCGACGCCCTGCTCGGCCTCGGTGGCAAGTCCCTCGCCCAGGGCCTCGCCACCGGCCTCGCCCGCCTGGCCAGCCTCCCGCTCGACGTCGTCGGCTAGGTCCTGCATGCCCCGGCCGACGCGCTGAAGCCCGGACTCAAAGCGGCCGGTGTCGAGGTCTGCGAACCCGGTGAGCTCTCCGACGGTCAGCGCCAAGACGGCACCTCCCCTCAGAGCAGGTCACCCGGTGTTCTCAGGGGGTGCGAAGTGCCGTTGCAGGCGGCCCTTGGTGGAGAGCAGGCCGAGGATGCGGACCTTGAGCCAGCGCCAGGACCGCCGCTCCAACAGGCCGGGTTCGCCGATGTCGATGCCGTAGACCTGGTGGAGGTCGGCCTCGATGAGAGGCCATTGCTCCAGGAGCGTTTCCCAGGTCAGGCTTTCGCGGCCCGGGACGTTGCCTTGCGGGTGCTCGTACCACTCGTAGAGCCCCGTCGCGGGGTCGACGTCGCCGCAGCCGTACCCGAGGACCGGGTGCCAGCGCGACGGGTCGCCCGGTTCGGGGCCGCGCGGTTTGGGTCGCCGCCGGACGCCCAGTAGCGCTCTGCGGTGTCGAGATCTGCGGTGATCCAGAACACCACCGTCATGGCCACGTGCTTGAAGCGCGGCCAGGACAGATCGGCGAGCAGCTGGTCGTAGGTGCCGCCGAGAGCCGCTCGGTAGAGGTCGAGTTCCTGGTCGTCGTCGAGGACCTCGGTGTTCTTGACCTCGCCGCCGGCGGCGAGCCGGGTGGCGAGGGACATGATCCGCTCGATACGCAGACCGTCCTCCGCTGGCGGCCCCTCGATCCGGTACACCTCGCCGTTGGGGCCCGCGGGGAGTTCGATGGCGTCGTCGAGGACCGCGTCGAGCGCGGCGAACGTGCGGGCCATCAGGCGAGCGGGTTCGTGATCGGGGTCAGCGCGCCGTCGCCGGTGAGCGTGACCTTGACGGTGTCGAGGTCGGTGTAGGCGCCGCCCTGCGGTTCCCACGTCACCAGGGCCTTGCCCTGGTACGCCTCCGGCAGGCCGTTGCGGTCCATGTACCGGATGCCGAGCTTGGAGGCGGAGCCGGTGGCGAACGCGGCGAGCCGGAGCTGCTCGTGGGTGGGGTGGTAGACCTTGGCGACGTCGTCGATCTTGCGGCTGATCGTCAGCTCGATGCTCCACTCCTGGCCGGTCTTCGTGTTGCCCTTCCAGCCGCCGGAGTCGTAGGTCGAGTCCTCCTCGATGTTCGGCGGCATCTTCGGCGTGAACTCGGAGACGGCGATGACCTGCTGCCAGTCCGGGACGGCGTCGGTTCCGGCGTTGAGCTCCAGCCGCCAGCGGCGGGCGAGCGCGGTCGTGTCGACGGACACGGGTCCTCCTAGGGGTCGAGGTTCGCGCCCGCCGGGCGCGAGACGTTGAGGTAGTAGTTCGCGGTCAGCTCCATGCGGTCCCGGCTGTCCGCGCCGATCCACGCCTGGCTGTTGCGCCAGATCAGCGGGCAGAGGATGCCGCCGAGCGTCGCGTGAGCACGGTTGTGGAGGACGTTGAAGACGGCGTCGGCGAGGTCGGTGACCGCTCGCGGGTCGCGGCCGGCGCGCATGCGGATCTGCACCCCGATGACGCCCTCGGTGGTGGGGCCGTCGGTGACGGGGTACGGGGTCAGGCAGATCGCCCGGTCCGGCTCGGGCGGCATCATCGCCACCGTGATCCCGGTCTCGGTGGCGGTGTAGACACCGGCCGGCCGCCATATGCCGAGGCCGGCGGCGGTGAGCATCTCGGCCAGGCCCTCGACGAGGAGCGTGGGCACGGACGGCGTGGGGCCGGTCACGAGCGCAGCCCCCGCCGGATCCGGGCCGCCACCAGCTCCCACACAGTGCCCGACTCCGAGTTGAGGGGCTGCTCCAGGTACTTGGCCTGTCGGCCGGGCGCGTGCCGGAGCGTCATGTCCTCGTGCTGTCTGACCGCGTAAGGCGTGTCGTAGGAGACGGCGCCCCTCAGCGCGGACGGGTCGACGCTGGCAGTACCGGACTGCTGCAACGGGCTCTCATCGAGTGGCACCAGCTGTACGGACACGCCGAGGACATGCTCCATGCCGTCGAGCAGGCCCTGGGCGGCGGCCTCCCGGAACTCGTTCTGCACCTGGTCCAGGCGCAGTGTGAGGCGCACGCGTCCGGCCACGGTTACCCCCTACTCCAGCTGGATCTCCAGGTGGGACGGCACCGGTAGGGTGCCGCCGTCCCTGCGCAGAGCCTGGATGACGACGGTGGTCCGGCCCGTCGGCAACACCACGCGGGACAGGGGCGGTGCGACGGTGTCCAGGGCTGCGTAGGCGGTGCCGCTGCTGGTGGTCTGGTCGCCGGCCGCCGACCGGACGGTGCGGGTCTGCTCGTCGACAAAGCAGCGCACCGCCGTGGGCGGGCCGTAGACGTGGCCGTAGGCGCCGGTGCCCTCGTACGGCTCGATGGTGATCGTGTGCTGAAGCAGCCAGCCCGGCAGCCCGCCGCTCACGGCGCCCACGCCGAGCCGATCAGCAGCCGGTCCGGGGTCAGGGCCGGGTCCCGCAGGGCGTCCCATGCCTGGGGGGCGATCTGCCGGGCCGCCGAGTCGGAGCCATCCGGCGAGCCCGTGCTGCCCGAGCCGCGGCCCAGGGACACCGACCCGATCGAGACGTTGCCCCAGCCGGCCCCGGCCGCCCCCGTCGAGTCCCCGACCTTGCCCCACCACACGACCTGCGCGCACACCGCCGCGGTGAAGGCCGCCGCCACCAGCGGATCGGACGGCATGCCGTCGTCGGAGGTGGCGTAGACGGCGAGCCGCAGCACTTCGGCGTCGAGCATGCGCGAGGCGCCGGCCAGGAGCTGTTCGGCGTCGTCGGGTGCGGGCTGGCCGGTGTAGGCGGCGAGCTGTGCCGGGGTGGCGTACACGCGGGTCACGGCCGCCTCCCCTCGGTCACACGGGGTCGATCAGGCCGGCGGTCACGCTCGTGCCGGACGACCAGTCCACGTAGACCTTGCCGTTCGAGGCCTGCCGGGCTACGGCGGCCTCCTGGATAACGGCGGTGGCGCCGGCGGCGATGGTGACGGCGCGGTCCGGGACGGCGAGGCCGTCCACCGTGGTCGCCGACTTCACGGTTGCGGTGATGCCGGCGCCGCCGCCGTTGCGGACCACGAGGAGCTGATCGCCCTTGTAGGTCCACTGGTTGCCGTTGGCGGCGTCCACCGCGGTGAGGGTGAGCGAGGCGATCGGCGTGGCCGCGTTGATGGCCTGTGCGGCGGGAAGGTCAGTCCTGGCCACTGTCGGCCCCCTTCGGGGTGGAGGGCTTGGCGCGCTCGGGCTTGGCCGGCGGCTCGGGGTCGGACTGCGGGGCGGGCGGCGGCGGGATCACCGGCAGGACGCCGGGCCGCAGGACACCGCCGAGCGGCGGAGCGGGGGCGTCCTCGTCCCGGACAGCCGGGTCGATCGGGTGCCACACGTCCAGGCGCTCCAGCCGGGCGTTCGGCTGGTCGGAGCGGGCGATCTGCCCGGTGTTCTGGTTCCAGTACGCGTACGTCACGCCGGAACCGCCGTCCGGAAGTCCACCTGCACAAGGATGTCGGTGGGCGAGCCGGCCGGGGCGGCGAGGACGACCGCGATCGCGGCGCCCGCCGCGCAGGTGGCGTTCTGCACGGTCGTCGACCCGGCCCAGGCGTCGGTGCTGGTGGCCATCGGTGCGGCGAGGACGTCGGCGGCGCCGTTCTTGACCTGCACGGTGCCGCCGGTGCCGCCGGCCCGGAACGCCCGGACGGCGATGATCGCGGCGTCGGCGGGGACCTTCACGAGCTGGTAGGTGCCCGCGGTGCCTGAGGCGACGTGCACGCTCTTGGAGTAGGTGCGGGCGGCGGCCAGGCTGACCTCGCCCATCTTGCCGTCGACGTTGTGGACCTTGTAGCCCATGGGGGCCTTCCTTCCTGGAAGAGGGCGGCCCGCCCGCGCGCACGGGCGGGCGCGGGGGTTACGGGGTGTCGGCGCCCTTGATCAGGACGGCGCGGTTCGGGTCGAGGGTCTTCGTGCCGTACAGGCAGTCGACGGAGACGACCATCTGCTTCTTGTCCATGTCGTAGTCGCGGATGACACGGAGCGCGAACCCCTTGTAGTTCATGATCGCGGCGTCGATGGCGCCCTGCGGGAGCTCCAGCGGCCGGAACGCGAGGGCGAACGCGGTGCGGTGGAAGGCGACGTTCTCCTCGGTGGTCGGCTGGCCGCTGGCCGGGGCGCCGGGCTGGCCGACGTGCTGCGTCCAGTACGGGTCAAACCCGGAGACGCGGCCGCCGAGGGAGGCCTCCAGCAGGCCCTCGGTGGAGCCTCGCTTCTCGGACGAGCGCCACACCTTCTCGGCGGTCCACCGGGCCTTGGTGGTCGGGCCGGTGACGATCCGCCGCTCGGTGGTGGGGACCTTCGCGAGGTCGAGGACGGAGCCGGCCTGGATCAGGACGCGGCTGTCGGAGTACGGGTAGTCCCCGTTGTAGCCGGTGTAGTCCTCGCCGGCGGCGTTCGGGGTGGCGTGGCCGACCTCGGCGGTGATGTCGTTGCGCAGGGCCAGAAGGTCGATGTCGATCTTCTGGGCGATGGCCTCCATTGCCGGGGTGAGGAGTTGGGCGTCGAAGTCCGTGATCTTGAGGGACATGTCCTCGGACGTGACGGCGAAGGAGACGTCGGCGAAGTGGTTGAGCGTCATGTTGACCGAGGTCTCGGTCGCGTCCTGCACCGTGATGCCCGAGGTCCGCGAGTACTCGTTCGCGGTGAACACCGCCGGCTTGCGGATGGTGATCGCGTCGCCCACCTTGCGGGCGAACTCCGGCTCGTAGTCGCGGTGCACGAGCGACGCCATGACGGTCGACTCGTAGAGGTTGGCGAGAGCCTGCTGCGCGATGACCTGCGCGGTCAGGAACGTGTTGGCCATGGTGTCTGTTCTCCTTACCCGGCTCGGCGCTTGCGGCGCGCTTCGCGGATGTCGTCGATGGTCTGGGGGCCGCCGTCGGGCTTGTCGCCCGTAGAGCCGTTGAAGTCCGTGCTGCCGCTGTCGCTCTTGGCGGGGGTGGCGGCGAGCTTCGGGTTGTCGGTGACGGCCGCCTTGATGGCCTCGCCGACCTTCTTGGCGAAGGCGCTGTCGGCAGGGTCGAGCTTGCCGAGCTGGGCCATGAACGCCCGGGAGTCGGTAAGCGCGCCCGGGTCGGCCCCGTGTGCCGCGGCGCCCTTGAAGACGGCCAGCTCGATGGCGGTCTCGCGGTGCGCGGCGGTCGCCCGCTCGATCTCCGCGGTGAGCTTGGCCGGGTCCGGCGGTGGCGCCTTCTCGTCCTTGATCAGACCGAGGGCCTTGCCGAGGTCCTGCACCAGGGCGTTCCGCGCCTCCTGGGCCGCGGTCTCCTTGGCGGTCGTGCGCTCCTTGCCGACCTCCTTGCGGGTGTCGGCCAGTTCCTTGGTGAGCCGGGCGATCTCCGCCGCCTGGTCACCGCCTGCTCCGCTCTTCGCCGGCGGCTTCGGCTTCGGGGACTCGCCGTCGCTGTCCGTACCACCGCTCTCGGTCCCGCTGTCGCCGTCGTTGGCGCCGCTGTCAGTGGTGTCACCGGCGGTGCCGTCGCCGCTGGATCCGGAGTCGCCGCCGTCCCCTCCGTCGGCATAGAAGACCGGGGAGAAAGGGGCGCGGCGGTAGGGGTGGGCCCAGCCGGTTCGGGGCATGGTGGAGCGTCGCATCGTGCCCTCCTGGGGCGCGTCGGGGCCGACCCCTGGCCGGCCTGGGGCGGCCCGCGCCTGGCGGGCCAGCGGTTCACCCGGCCGCACCCGGCGGCCGGAAGTCTTCAGCGGGCGGAGGAGAGCTGTTCGCGGTGGCTCTTGCGGGGCAGCCCGTCGCTCTCGGCGAGCAGGTCCCGCACCCGGCCTTGGTACTCGCGGACCTTGGCGTTCGCCGCCTTGCGCTGGTCGTCGTCCATGGCCGCGGCCGCTCGGCGCTTCCAGCTGCGGATCTGCCGTTCCAGGTACCGCTGCTGTTGGGTCTGCTCGTAGGTCGCCCGGTCCTCCTGAACGGGCGGGCGCCGGGTGATCCCGGGCAGGTACGCGCTGACCCGGTGCCGGCAGTTGGGGTGTTGCAGGCCGGCCGCGCGTGCGTCCGCCAGCGACCCGGCAATGTGCACGGTGACGGTCTGCCCGTCATCGGTGGCGTGCTGGAGCTGGACGTCGCGGGCACCCGATCCCCCGATGGAGAGGACCTTGCGTTCCCAGGGGCGGCAGAGCGGGCACTCCTCCGGGCTGTCCGAGACGACCACCAGGTTGATGCCGGCGGCCTCCAGCCGGTCCGTGTGGGCCTGCACCGCCGCCTTGCCGACCGCGGACCGGGTGGCCATCTCCGCGTAGGAGGTCATGTCCCAGGCCCGACCTGCTTTGTCGACGAATCCGGTTACGCCCTTCGTCGCGAAGCGGGCGAGGGCCCGGGCCGCGGCCTGGCGGCGGGTCTCGGCTCCCACGAGCACGGACACGGACGCCTCAGCCACGGTCTGCCGGTACACGTCGAGGCCGACCCGTAGGACCCGCTGGTACACCGGGCCCGTGTCGGCAACGACGGCCGCGGCGAGTCGGTCGATGACTGCCGCGCCGGGCAGTGCCTCGGCCGCTGCCGCGGTTTGCCCGATCGGGAGCGCGCCGAGTTCGGCAACTGCGGCCTGCTGACCGCGCTCGTACGCCTGGGCGATGGCTTCGCGCAGGGCGCCGTCGGTATCGGTCTGGAGTCCGGCGAGGAGCTCGCGCAGTCCCTGCTGAAGGTCACCAACCGCGGCGAGCTTCCGCTCCACCCACCACGGGGCGTCGATGTCCGCGGCCAGCGCGGCGCGGAGGCGCTCCAGCAGTGCAAGTTCGGCCTGCTCGTACAGGGCGCCGACCGCGTGCGCGAGATCCTCGGCCATGTCCGGGGAGACCGGCACCGTCCACCTCCTAGGAGACGAGGCCGGTCTGCATCGGGTCGGGCACGGCCTGGCCGGTCTCGGCGTGGATCGCCGCGACCTCAGCGCTGACGCGCTTGTCGTCCCATTCCGGGTGCATGATCCGGACCTTGGTCTCGGTTGATGCGGCCCCAGCGCGGTTCAGTACCTCGACAGTGTTCGCCAGGGACAGGGCGTCCTCCTGGACGCCGTCCTGGAACTCGACCTGCGGGCGCTGGCGCCAGTCCGCGCCGGAGCGGTAGATGTCGGCGTCCATGGCGAGCAGCGCCTGGATTGCGTCGGCGAGTCCCGGCCGCCACGCAAGGATCTTGTTCCCGCGGGTGGTCATGGACCGCTGCCCCTTGGCCGTGACCTCGGTGGCGGTGATTGCGACCTCGCCCTCACCGCCGAACGTCTGCTCGCTGTAGCCGGCCGAGGAGACGATCCGCTTCACCAGCTCGGCGCAGGTGTCCTTGTGCTCGGCCACCCTGATATCGAACTGGATCAACGTCAGCGGGGACTCGCCGGGCTTGGTGAGCATGTCGAGCCCGGAATAGACCTCCTGCTCGGCGGACCAGATGGGCCCGCGGCCGACGCCGGCGGACTGCAACATGGCGTTTGGGACGGCGACGCGGGCCTTGGCGAGCCGCAGGTCGCGCATCCACGAGGCGTGTGTCTGGTCGAGGTCGTCCATCAGGTTCTCGACGCCGTCGAGGTCGGAGCGGCCCAGGTTGGACAGCAACGGCAGAGACCGCCATCGGCGGGTCGGCTGGTTGGGAATGTAGGCGACGCCAAGCCGCGGGTAGCCGGTGAGGATCTGCCCCTGGTCGTCGACCCGGGTGGCGAGCGCCGCCGTCTCGTCCAGGTCTTCCAGCGGCACCGGCCGGCCGAGCTTGTCCTTGGTGCCCTGGTAGAGGCCGTGCAGGATGCGGCCGGGTTCATGCCGTTCCAGGTGTCGCCAGACCTGCCCGTCCTCCTCCTCGACGACCCGCCAGAACGTGACCGCAGACAGGCGCCCCCAGGTGAATTCGGGGATGGCCCGGTCGGCGTGGACGGTGTCCAGCCAAGGTTCGTCGGCGAGCGTGGTGTCGGCGACGGGCCGCAGGTACACCCCACCGTGGGCGGCGTCCAGCTCGGCGGCACGGAGGAGGGTGGCGTGGAAGCGGTCACCGCAGACCGCGTCAAGGCGGGCTTGCGTCTTCTCGGAGTCGACGACGGTGATCCTGGGCGGCTCGGAGAAGAGCAGGTTCGCCGAGGCGGAGCAGATGTCCCCGGCGATGGGGATGTGGGTGTGGGAGCGGAGCTCACCGGGCGCGGGCGGGGTGCCCCACCACCAGCGGGAGATCCGGCCGACGAGCCCGCCCCGGTACTGGCTGGTTTTCGGGTCGGGCATGCCGAACTGGCTGCCGCCTCCGTAGAGAGCGGTGAGCTTGTCCGGGTCGCCGCCCCACCAGGTGTCCCACGCGTCGATCGCCTGGAGTGCCGGCCGCAGGGGCTTTGGCGGCCAGGGGATGCTGTGGTCGGGCAGTGGCACCTCATCACCGCCTTCCCGGGTTAGGCCGCCATGTCGAGGGCGGTGATGAGGTGGGGGCGCCAGAGCGCTTCGGTGGTGACCACGGCGTACCGGCCGCCGTCGAGGGAGTGGTCGGCGACCTTGATCGGCTTGTCCTTGCCGTCCTCGGTGGCTTTCGGGTCCCAGGAGTAGCCGGGTGCCTCACGGATGAAGCCCTCGCACCGGTCGCTGACCAGCAGTTGGCCCTCGGCAAGGAGGGTGGCCAGCAGGGTGATGCCGCGGGAGACGTCGTTGTCGGCTTCCTGCGCGGTCAGCCCGTCGTGGTGGAGCTGGGTGCGGAAGCTGGCAGCGGCCGGGTCAACGACCACCCACTCCGGAA